GGTAACGGCTACGTATGGACTCAAGTCTTGCCCAAACGCACAATATTAAACACTGACATTAACGAATGGAAAGCAGATGACCATACACCTGCACTCTATGCTAAAACTATCGTAGATAAGATATTTGCAAACAAAGGATACAAGTACACTGCGGATTCTTTTTTTACGTCTGACCGATTCAAAAGGTTAATAGTTCCCTTTGCAAACACAGGCTTAAATAGTAGCGCAAGTGGCACGACTGACCGATTGTTTCAAGCGCAAAGCTCAGGGCAAACCTTTACAAGTGGTACAACTGATTTTACTGTTAGATTTACCAATGACTCAGCGAGCGGTAACTTTGACAACGGCAATAACTACAATACAACTACTTCTGAATACACCGTACCTGTAGGCGGCAAATACACTTTCTATCTTGCGCCAAATGCAACCTTTACGATAACAACACCTTTGTCGTCTCCGCAATTTTTACAGATGAGAACTAATCTTGTCATCAATGGTGTAGTCAGAGATTTCCAATATCCGCACAGTGACAACGTCAATGCCTCATCTTGGGGATTTTCACAGCCTTTAATTTTTCCCGTTACTGTTAATGCAGGAGACGTGGTGAAATTTGAGATTCGCAATTTTACTTATTTGGCTAATATTGGAGGCTCTGTACAAAGAATAGGCGTAGGATTTGGTACATTGCAAATATCTTCTGATACTTATTTTTATAACGGAGCAAGTGCCTCAAGTATAGTATACAACGAGACCGTTGATTTTGGTTTCTTCTTTGGAGATAAAAACACGCAAAAAGACTTCTTATTGTCGTTGGTCAAAATGTTTAATTTGTATATTGAGCAGACAGAAGCAAAGACATTGCGATTTGTTACCCGTGATGAGTTTTACAATGGAGCAAATCAAGATTGGAGCAAACTGCTTGATTACGACCAACCGCACAAAATAGCACCGATGGGTGAGCTGCAAAACAATCCGTATATTTTTACCTATACAGAAGGCAGCGACTACGGAAGCAAACGTCACAAGCAAAATACAGGTAGAGTTTATGGTGACCGCATATTGCGAATAGACAATGATTTTGTTAAGAGTGAGAAAAAGATAGAGGTCGCATTTGCATCTACTACACTTTACCAAGATCAAAACAAGTTCTTTAGCTTGGCATCGGATGACGCAGGCAAGCACACCGATGACCTTCGTATACTTTACTACAATGGACTGCACCAGGTACCGTCTTACTTTTTCTACGACGAAACAAAACCTGCAAATCCCAATATAGAATTTTACCCTAAATCGCTGCATATGGATGACCCCTATAATATGCAGTTTGATTTGTCCTTCGGTATGCCGCCTTCGTCTTATGTGCCTTTAGGTTTTAATTACTCAAATCAGAATCTTGTTAACGTATACTATTACAAAACGATTGCGGAAATAATTGATAAGAACAGCAAGTTGTTTCGTGGGTACTTTAGAATCACACCTAACGAGTTTGCAAATATTCGATTTAATTCGCTTTACTTTTTTGAGGGGCAATATTGGAGATTAAACAAGGTCATTGATTTTAACCCAACGCAAGAAGGATTAACAGAGTGTGAGTTTTTACTTGCCGGTTATTACCCACCAAGCAAATCAAATAAAAAGCCATTAGGCGTAGGCGGTCAAGATTTTGACAATCCGGTAAACCCTGACTTTTACACTTTAGACGGAGAGCCACCGGTAAAAAATCCAAGAACCACAGGCGGTGGTTTAGACACGGGTGACAACAAAGGAAATAGTGACGGGGCTGTTATGATGGGAACGGGAAACACCAATTTCGGAAAGTACAACACCATCTTTGCAGGCAATGCCGTATCAATCGTAGGATTTGACAACGTCACAACACTTCACTGCAATAACTTTGAAGTACCGGAAGGAGATAGGGTGTACGTTGAAAACTACCCTGTTGTCGGTGCTTGGTTAGGCAGCGGCAAGGTCACAAACCTAACAAATGCAAATTCACCATATACGGCAACTTATGACGATTGGCTTATTTTATGCAACACTGCGAGCGGTTCTATTACGGTTACTTTACCGACTCCTTCGGCAGCGAATAAAGGCAAGGTCTACGTGGTGAAAAAAACCACAGCAGCTCACAACGTAACAATTAACGCAGGTGACGGCAGCATCTTAATAGATGATGCAACCTCACACACTGCAAATGCAAAAAACAGCTACGACCAAGTTGTAAGCGATGGCACTCAATATTGGATTTTAACACACGGACACTAAAACATGGCAATAGTAGAAGCAATCAGTATACCGGTTAACTTTCCCGGTCAAGAAAACGTAGCAAAGGCAGCTAACGACTTTGAAAACCTAAGTGATGCGGTAAGAAAAACCGAGCAAGAAGCAAATCGGCTTGCAAATACTTATGGAGTAAATGACGATAGAACAAGAGCAGCAATTATAGAGGCAGGTAAATACAAAAATGAAATGAATAATTTGAGAACTGCCATCTCAAAAAATTCACAAGGAGTTGAGAATTTATTTACTGCAACTCAAGCTGTTGTATCGGGTTTCCAAGTTGCTGCAGGTGCTGCTGCTTTGTTTGGTGGTGAAAGTCAAGAACTGGAAAAAATACTTGTAAAAGTGCAAGGGGCGATGGCTCTTGGACAAGGCTTGAAGGACATTAAAGAATTTGCGCCTGCTATGAAAGCGGCTACATCGGGTACTCTAAATTGGGTAAAATCTTTAGGTTTAGCAAAGGTTGCACTTGCAGGTTTGGGTATCGGTGCAATCGTCGTAGCGTTCCAAGCATTTAAAGACCAACTTGGCGGTATCATACAATTTTTTAAGGATTTGAGCGATGCTGCTGGTTTGACCAACTTTGCAGCTGAAGAACTTATCAAAACACAAGAACGCGCTATTGACGTTTTAAATCGTGAGTTAGCCGTAATGGAAGCAAAAGGTGAAAGCGAAGATAAGTTATATGCAAAGCGTTTAGAGATTGCCCAAGCAGAGGAAAAACTTGCACAGTCAAGGTTATCATTATTAAAAGAAGGAGACGAAGGCTATCAAGATGCGTTGAAGGTAGCAGCAGATGCAAGCAACGCTATAACTGTTTTAAGCGAAACAGAAACCCAAAGATTAAAAGCAGCAGCAGAAGAGAGAGCTAAAACAAGACGTGAAAACGTACAAGCGCAATCAGATGCAGCAGTAGCAGAATTTGAGATATTAGCTGAGCAATTTTTAAAGTTAGACCAACTTGAAAGAGACCGTATAAACAACTCCGGTACATTAGCAGCACAAGCACAAAAGAAAAGATTTGAGCAGATAACGATTCAAAAAAACGAAGAAGAGCAAATTTTAGAGAATTTAAGGCAAGAGGCTTTAATCACAGAGGATGAGTACGAACAAAAGAGACTTGCACTGCTTGATTATTATGATGGATTACGCAAGCAATCAGATGCGGAATATAGAAGAGACAGACAATTAGGTTTCGAAGAGCAGCTAAATGATTCCGTTCGCTTTTTACAATTGAGCGGTCAGTTGGCAGAAACCTTTGCAGGCGAAGATGAAAACCGCGCAAAGAAAGCCTTTGACATAAACAAAGGCATTAGCATTGCAGAAGCAATCGTCAACACCTATACAGGGGCAACTGCTGCACTTGCGTCTAAAACCGAATTATATCCCTATGAAAGATTCGTAAAGGCAGCGTTAGTTGTTTCTACGGGTTTGGCTCAAGTCGCTCAAATTTCTAAAACGAAATATAATAGCAAAGCAGGTTCAACGGTTGCATCTTCTAACCCATCAGCAGTGCCACGATTTAACGCACCAAGCACAAGAATACCAGGAGGCGGTGACGAATTTACCCAAGTACGCAGAATATACGTAACCGAAAGAGACATCACAAATGTTCAAGACAAAGTGCGTGTTACTGAAGGTTTGAGCCAATTCTAAGAAAACCTTACTTTATAATAATGGAGCTACCCGTATACCGCTTAGTGATTAATCCCGACGACGAAACGGGTGTAGACTTTGTTTCTTTGGTTACATCCCCTGCGATAGAGAGAGACTTTGTGTATTTCGGCAAAGAGCAGTTTTTCGATGACTACCCACAAGCCGCAAGCGACAACGCACAGAGAGGTATTGACCTTAACGAGAAAATAGGCAATCAGTGCGCTACTTTGGTAGGCAAGAATCGTGCAAGGCAGTTGGTAGCAAGAGAGAATTTGAGTTTAGAAACAATCCAACGCACATACTCCTTTTTATCTCGTGCTAAAACGTACTATAATCCCGAAGATACAGAAGCGTGCGGTACTATCTCCTATCTTTTATGGGGTGGTGAAGAGATGCTTAACTACACCGAGCGTAAAGTAAATGAGTTGAAACTTGAATTACCCGACTATACGATTGAAGGCTTGCCATTATTTGACAACCAAGCGGATGCCGAAGCATATGCAGTTAAAATAGGTTGCAGTGGTTCGCATAAAATGGGTGCAAAGTGGATGCCTTGCAAAGCAGCCCAGGTGCATAAGGTAGATTTCGCTATTCAAAACGAGGAGAAACGTATCATATTTGGGATGGCGATGGAAGCCGACAAAAAGATATACCGATACGATGAAGCAAGGGGTGAATATTACGTGTACTTTGATGCAGAAACCATTTTCCAAATTGCTAAAAAGTGGGCGATAGGTGACCGCTATGACAAAGTAAACGTCCATCATGGGGGTGAAACACAGGGTCTCTCTTTATTTGAGAGCTACATCGTTGACCGTGAGATGGGTAAATTCCCACCTACCGGTTACGAAGCAGTAGCAGACGGCAGTTGGTTCTTATCGTACATCGTAAACGACCAAATGATTTGGGATAAGGTAAAGAGTGGAGAGTTTAAAGGCTTTAGCGTAGAGGGTTATTTTGACTTTGAAGAGAGTGACGAAGAGCGTCAACTAAATGCAATTATGAACGCTGTTAAAAAAGCAGCCTTTAAATGGAACGGTAAAAACTGATGTGTATAAAGGTTGAATATATCTACGGCACAATCACAAGGTAAGGTATTATATTTGTGTATGGAAAATTTTAAAATACTCAAATCAATTCCCTTGTATGAAGTATCTAACATTGGGAATGTAAGACGCATTGGATCATCAAACAGTTTAAAGCCTTCTAATCAAAAAAATGGATATTTGGCATTATGCTTATATCAAAACAATATTCAGCATAAAAGATACGTACATAGATTAGTTGCAGAGGTTTTTTTAGGAGATTGTACAAATATGGTAATTAATCATAAAGATGGCAATAAGGTCAATAATGAGTTAAGCAATTTGGAAATTGTCACATCTGCTCAAAATAATAAACACGCATATGCTACGGGATTACGAACATTTACAACAAATCAAAAAACTGCATTAGTACAAAGCAGACAAAAGCAGGTGTTAGATATAGAAACGGGTATTTTTTACGATAGTTTAGCGGATGGTTGCAAATTTATAAATGAAAATTACACTGCAATACGTAAAAGAATAATGCGAAAAAGTAAAAACATTAGACTTGTATACGTGTAAACTGAGCCAAAAAGAAACATAACTTAATTATATATAACTATGAATAGTAAAGAAGTGCTAAAAGAAATTCGAACTATACTCGGATTTAGCGAAGAATCTAAAAAGGACATTGAAATGGCTGAAGCCACTCTTGTAGATGGTACTCTAATTAGTTACGATGGAGAACTTGCCGTAGGAACTGAAATCTTCGTACAAACTGGTGAAGGCTTATTGCCGGCTCCTGATGCCGTACATGAAGTAGAAGGCGGTTTGTTGGTTACAACTGTTGACGGTGTAGTAACCGAAGTAGTTGAGCCAATCGTTGAAGAGGTTGCACTTGAAGAGGTAGAAGTAAAAGTACCTGAAGGCGCAAACGAAGTTGTAACCGTTCAAGTATTGGAAGCAATTGCAGAAGCAATCGCACCGGTATTGGAAGAAGTTGCAATGCTTAAAGAAGAAATGAAGAAAATGAAAAAGGGATTCTCTAAAACAGTTGACCTTGTAGAAAAAGTTGCCAATTTGCCATCTGAAAACCCAACCAAAGTACCAGCAGGATTAAGCAAAAGAGATCAGCAATTCGCAAACATTGCCAAAATAGCACAACATCTAAAAAACAAATAACATGGCGTTCAACGTAACAGGACTCACAAATTACACCAACGAGGTAAGCACTGAATTGGTAGTACGTTCCCTTTTTGGGGGAAAAACAGCAGCAACTTTACAAGCTGCAGGACAAGTTCAAGTAGGAGTTAAAAGCGCACAAGCGTTAAACATCCTATCAAGTGAATTATTTTTACAGACAGACGGTTGCGGTTACAACCCAAGCGGAACTACAAGCTTTACGCAGCGTGTAATCACTGTAGGAAATATTAAAGTAGAAGAGACTTTGTGTCCTCAAACTTTAGAAGCAAAATGGTTGCAGACTCAAATTGCACCTGGTTCTCCTACTGCCGTTCCTTTTGAAGAGCAAATCGGACAAGAGAAAGCATCTCGCATCGCAAAGTTGTTAGAGATTGCTATGTGGCAAGGTGATACTGCAACAAGTAACACCAACCCTAACACCAACCGCTTTGATGGATTCACCAAAATCATCGACGCTGTTTCTGCTTCAACAATTGCCGGTAACACTTCAAGTGCAACTGCTATCACTGTAGCAAACATTGAAGACTTAATCGACAATATGTACAACGCTGCACCTGCTGACATCGCAGACGCTGACGATTTAGTTTTGTTCGTAGGTATTGACACCTTCAAGAAGTATACTACTGCTTTACGCAATAGCAACTTGTTCCACTACGCAGTAGATAGCGAAGGTATGGAAATCATGATTCCTGCTACAAATCTTAAAATGATTGCAGTAGGTGGATTGAATGGTACTGACCGTATGTTCTTAGGTCGTATTTCAAACTTCTTTGTTGGAACTGACCTTGCAAACGAAGAGGAAGACTTCAAATTTTGGTATTCCATTGATAATCATGAAGTTAGATTCCGTGCTACAATGACCTACGGGGTACAAATTGCATTCCCGGATCAATTGGTGCGCTTTAAATTAGCATAACTAAGCCATGAGTTGTAATATTAATTTAACTCAAGGTTTCGCTCTCGATTGTAAAGATTCGGTAGGTGGCATCAAGTCAATTCATTTGATTTCTTGGGCAGCTACGGGATTTACAGTTGCAAGTGGTGAGGTAACAGCCACCACAATCGCAAGTGGTAACGTCTACGACTACGAATTGCCTAAGGGCGTTGGTAGCATGACAACCACAACAAACGTATCGCAGGAAAACGGCACTGTCTTTAATCAGACAGATGTTGTTGCCCGTCTTCGTAAGTTGTCAACAGCAAAACGCAACGAATTGCGCTTGCTTGCACAAAGCAGAGTTTTCTGTATCGTGCTTGACAATAACGGGAACTACTATTTAGTAGGGCGTGAATACGGATGCGATGTAACTGCAATGACGAGTGAGACAGGTACTGCTATGGGTGACCTTAACGGCTACAACTTTACGTTGTCTGCAATTGAGTCAAACGAGCCTTACAAATTAGCAGGAAATGTAATAACTGCTTTAGGATTATAGTAGTGTTTTCATATGTTTAGTTAAAGAGGGGGGCGATTGCTCCCCTTTTCTTTTGCCAAAACGCAACAAACCTTACTTATAAATAGATGCTCACGATCACCAAGCAAGATAGCAAAGATTTGTACCTAACGCTGAAGGAAAAAACCACCATCAGCAACCCTACGTATTTATTTTCTTTGCAGTCACGTCAGACCGACAATATCAAGAATTTCATATTAACCGATATATCAGCATATAAAGACCGATATAATAAGTTCAATTTTACCGAAGGTGACACGGATGCAACTACACTGGATGTAGGAGAGCATCTTTACACGATTTACGCTCAAATTAGCCCTAACAACTTAAATCCTAACAACGCAGACGAAGAAGTTGAGACCGGCATTTTCAAAGTTATACCACTCCGCAACGAGGAATTATTCTACATAGTTGAGTAACAAAATCTACACCA